AACAGCATCAAGATTTGTAGTACCATCTACATCTAAATTACCATCAATATCTACATTGCCTGAGAAGTCACCTGTAGCTGCATCAAGCTCACCACTAAGAGTGACATTAGTTGCGCCAGTAACTGCACCATTAAGAGCTACAGCACCATTAATGTCAATCGTTGTAGCCGCTATTTGAATCTCAGTGTCAGCAACTATATCCAACTGTCCGTCAGCACTAGAGTTAATATAAATAGCTGAATCACGAAACTGGACTTTATCGTCAGTCGATACAGCAATATCTGTACCACCTGTAGTATTACTAAGTGCTAAGACTTCGCCAAAAGTATCTACAGTATCTTGTTGTGCATCAACATAGGCTTTAATGGACTGTTGAGTTGCAAGAGCCGTAGCACTATCGCCTGACATATCGTCTTGATCTAAGATGTCTGTAACTGCTATTGTTCCTGTTCCAGACAAAGAATCGAACTCAAGAGTGCCGGCAACATCTAAATTACCGCCTATAGTTATATTACCTGTAGTAGTCACACTATCAATATAAGCATTTTTAAAATATAGACTTGAAGTTCCTAAGTCTACATCTGAATCAGTTACAGGAGCAATAACACCATCAGCCATTGTAAACTGACTTGTGCCTCCTGCGGTAAATGCTAGGGTATCTCCTGCACTAAAGAAAAGACCAACATTAGTATCACCAGTGTTTGTAATACTAGGATCACTAGCTGAACCATCAGGAAAAGAAACTATCCCAGTAAACGTAGGGCTTGCTGTGTTTGATTTAGTTGCCACAGCAGTTGCAATATTATCAAACTCTGTATTTATTTCTGTACCTTTAACAATTTTATTTGCATTTCCTGAAGGTAAAGCATCTTTGGTAGCAAAGTTAGTAGTCTTAGTATAATCTGTCATATTAATCGTCCTGCTAATACGTGAATATCAATTTTTTGAATAGAGAAAGGTACTGATTCTATTTGTGCGTCTAAACCAATGGTTACCACAGAACCACTTCCTGTAGCATTTACTGTAGGTGTGTTTACAAAGACGGAAGCAGTATATTCTGCATTGTTGTCATATTCAGAAACCCCATACTCAGCTACAGCTCTACCTAAAGATGTACCTGAAAACTCAAGAGCTTGCTTAGTGTAAGATTCTGAATAGTCATACCCCCAGTTTAAAGTTATTGCTGTTCCTGAACCACCTATAATTGTTAAATTAAACTTTTTAAGAAACTTTAAATTAGAGGCATTTCCAAAAGCAAGTGGGTTGCTAAAGTAACTTAGTTTATAAGTAGCATCATTATCAAGATATCCTGTGTATTCTGCAATACCTAATGGTTTACCTATGTACAGCTTACTTGTAGATAGCCTGTGAAAACTTAAAGGTGCAATACTTGACCATGTTGTTACTCTATAGGAATTATCCTGTAGTGGTCTTCTAGTATCAAAAACATAAACTATTTCACTTGTTGGCAAAGTTAAAAGATAAAAAGATTCTTCTGGGCTATATACTGCTTTTATATCAAGAGTTTGAATAGGAAGCAATGTTAATAAATCATTCCTAATGTTCCTACTAACATCACTAATAGAAGCAGATTTTTCCTGTATTGTTCTTCCTAAAGACCTAACCCCAGAAGAAGATAAAAATAATAAGTCTGTACCTGTATTTACTACGGTATCTCTAGCAATACAGCCTATACCTATAATAGTATCTTCTAATACCATTGTAGCAGGATTAGTCGGCCCTGAGTAAATAAGTATAGTATTCTTACAGAATATTATAAGTTTACCGTTATGTGCCGCTAATGCTGTAATATCATCAGCACCGTTAGGAAGCACACTGGTTATATCTAAAGAACCTGAAGAACCCCCTGTCCATTGGTAACCTGTGGATAAATGACTAAAGAATACTGTGTGTTTGTTTGAGGACACATCAGCAGCCCAAAGCCTACCAAAAGCAGATATAACTTCGTTAGCTTGTGGAGCTGTACCTGTTTCTCCACTAAAGCCACTAAAGGTTGTTAAAACAGGAGAACCACCTGCGTCTGTATAAATAAGAGATTCATGTCCTGCTTGGAAACCAAAGGCATGGTTGTTTAAATTAGCCCACTTCCAGTTATTAGCTGTTGGAGTATAACCGCTTGGCGTTATGTCCGTTAGTGTTGTTGTACCACTAAATATTTTATTGTTGCCTGCCGATAGTATCCTAACATTACCACTTTGGTCTATGTACTCAAAGATGCTTTCAATGCCTCTGCTAGTTCCTAAGACTTCAGAACCGTTAGTAGTAACATAAGAAAACCCTTTTCTAGCACCTATTCTACCGTAGGTATCTATAACACAGTTATCTGCAATAGATGCAAAGTTTGGATCAAGATCAATAGGAGAATCTTGAGTATTTATACCAAAGAATGCAGGTGCAGAAAGTGTTAAGTTTTGAAGCTGTTGGGCCATTAGACTACCCTAAAAACAAGTTCTTCTGGATTCTTTGCGGCATCAAAAGCTATTGCATCCGACAAAGAAACTTGTGCTAAATTAAAGTATTCAGCGGCACTTTGTCCTCCTGTTTCTCCTCTTTCTCTGGCGGCTCTAGCGGCAGCACCTAAGACAACAGGGGAACTAGGAACAGATAAAACATCGGAGTCATTAGATAAAGAGTCGGGCCTTAAAACTACAGTAAAAATTAAACTATACACACCATCAGGTGTAGGATAAACGTCTATTTGAGTATCGCTGTTAGAATCAAAACCATTAAAGGTAAAGTAAAAAGGTGCGCCTGAAGATGCAGAACCTAGTTTTCTAAATGTCCTAAACTGTGCAGGTGTTTCATATTGTACTCTAGTGTTAGCTGTATCATTTAAAGCATCCAACACTTTAGAGTTGTCTTTAGCACCAGTCAATGAGTAAGTAAAATCAGAAGCACTTGTGTTAAAAGTTATGTCTGTTCTTAAAGCACTCCAATCCCATGCATTTTCTACTGTCTTTTTAGCATCATTAACTAGCTCTCCAATCAAAAGAGAGTAAGAGTTTTCGGATACGGAAGATACTTCATTTTCTCTTAATCTTCGTAGGACGCTGTTTACTAATTGTAAATAAGTCATTAAGCATACCTTTTTCTTATATAGTCTTGTATTTCATCGTAACTAAAATCAGGTTTTTTAAATTTACTAAGCTCTGAACCAAATAAACCTTCAGTTGTTCTGTTAGCAAGAAGTCCTATTCTTGGTAAATCTATGTCTACTTTAGGTAAATCTATGTCTACCTCTGGTAAATCTATGTCTACTTCAGGTAAATCTATGTCTACTTCAGGTAAATCTATGTCTACATCTGGTAACTCTATGTCTACAAGTTCTTCTACAGTTTTTATCACTGGTTGTATTATAGTATCGTCTAGGGTACTACCTAAAGTTTCTACCGTATTTTTTACTGGTTGTAATACCGTATCATCTACAACTCTACCTGCATCTGCTATTTCATCTAATGGTAGAGAATCTTTAATTGGTTGTAGTATGGTATCATCTATAGAACTTCCTATGTCTGCAACAATATCCACTATAGGCTCAACAACAGCTTTTACTACATCTTCTAAAGGCCCAAGATCAACATCAACACCTTCAATGTTTAAACCACCACCTTCTTCAACATAAGTTCCTAAACCACTAGCTAAAGCATCATTAAAGTTTGCACCACTAGCTACTTCAGAAACAACCGTAGTTAAACCTTCCTTTAAATCATCTGATTGAAAAATACCACCTATTCTTGAATCTTCAGGAAGTGAATCAAGAGTATTATCTAATAAAGTAGGAACAACAGTAGAGGTAATAAGGGCAGTAGGATCTCCATCTATTGCTGATGTTATTAAACCTTGTGTCTGTTGATAACTTAAACCGCCAAAACCTTGGCCTATATTGGGTGGCCCCACACCGTCTACATCAACTCCTGAAGGTGCTGTAACAAGTCCTGCCATGTCTAAGCCTGTCATTACTGTACCTACAATATCACCTGTAGATAAGTCTTGACCAGTTGCTAACTTACCTGCTGTTACAGCAATACGAATCATTGGATTAACTGATGCGGCTATTTGAGTAATAGGATTATTTAAAATAAACTCTGACATCGATGTGTCAAAATCATCAGTAACTTTTCCAGTGTTACCAATTACATTTAAAAAATAATCTTTTTGATCAGACACTAACGGGCCTTGGCCGCTAACATCTTTAGGCATATTCCAAACTAAATCAGGTTCAATCATCACTTCATAAGGAGTGTCTTTATTAATATCAAAAGTATTTATGTTTTTACTGGGACTAGAAGTGTAAATTTTATTTTCGTACTTAAAATAAGGTTTATCAGAGTTTTCTGTTTGTAAGGAATAAAGAACAGCATCAAGATATTGATCTTGAGTTATATTATTATTTTCTTTTTCTTTATATAAAAAAGAAAGCTGTGGTTGGAGAGTAAGATTAGAAAATGTAGATAAAAATTGTTCAGGATTTTCTGTTTGCAAATCTTTTAAGTTTGTATAAGATTCATTATAAATACTAGAAAGATTTTCTCCAAAAGCATTTTGTTGGTCAAGAGTTAGACCATAGTTTTGAAATGATCTTTGTTCATCAAAAGTAGTCACATCAGCAGTTTGAGAATCCCTATAGTCCATAAACTGATTATCTGCATTAGGATCTCCTAAAGTAAACTTTTTTGTTTCTGGATCATAACTGTCTAACCATTCTTGATAATAATTTCTTTCTACTTCTTGAGAAGACAAATCAATAAACCCAGACTCATCAGTAGGTAGTTTGTTAATATCTTCAAGAACACTTTGTCCATAAGTGTTTCTTAATTCTTTTGTTTGTCCGTAATACGGAGTATCTGAAGAAGTTTCAGTTAACAATAAATCTGAAGAAGTTCTAAGTTCTTCATTAGGTTGCTCAAGACTAAAAGGATCTTCTGCGGTAGTAGTCAAAGGGTTGGCTAAAGAACTTGGCTCTT